TGTTCAGCACGCAAGACCAAGTGTTCAATTGGCCCGCCAGCACGATCAGCCGCACGTTGGGGCCAACGGGCGACTTTGTGGGCAACAGGCCCATCCTGCTGGACGACTCGACGTACTTCCGCGACCCCGGCACGAACGTCAGCTTCGGCATCAAGATGATCAACCAGCAGCAGTACAACGGTATTGCTGTCAAGACGGTCACGTCAACGTATCCGCAGGTGCTGTGGATCAACATGACGTATCCCGACATTGAGATGTACATCTACCCGGTGCCCACGCGGCTGCTGGAGTGGCACTTCATCTCGGTTGAGGAGTTGACGCAGCCGGCAACGCTGGCCACAATATTGTCGTTCCCACCAGGCTATCTGCGAGCCTTCACCTACAACTTGGCGATGGAGATTGCGCCTGAGTTTGGTGTAGAGCCTTCGCCGCAAGTGGTGCGGATTGCTATGACGTCCAAGCGCAATCTGAAGCGCATCAACAACCCGGACGACATTATGAGCCTGCCGTACTCTCTCGTGGCAACTCGCCAGCGGTTCAACATCTACGCAGGAAACTACTAATGGCTAACGTCAAGATTTCCAACCTGCCAGCGGCAACTACTCCCGTTGCGCCAACCGATGTTTTGGCGGTAGTGCAGGGCGGCGCCACAAGGAAGGCTGCGATTGACCAGCTTGGGTTCCTCCAAGCCGGCACCGGCGCAGTCACGCGCACGGCGCAGGCCAAGATGCGCGAGACGGTGAGCGTGAAGGACTTTGGCGCTGTAGGTGATGGTGTCACCGATGACACGGTGGCGATTCAGGCGGCTATCGATGCTGCGGCTGGCGGCACCGTGTATTTGCCGAAGGGCACCTATTCCGTCGGAAACTTGAATGCGTTTAACGCCGCAGGAACGCAAATTATTGGCGAGTCAAAATATACTGCAAAGTTGGTTGCAAAACCGGCATTGACTAACAGTGTTTTACGAAACTCTTTGTCTGGCTCAAGTACGTCTGCTTATTGCGCTGTCAAATCGCTGATGATTGATCTTCAAGGTCAAAACATCAACGGCGTTGATTTCAGCAGCGTTAATAATTCAGTTGCTGAAGACTTGCACATTGTTGGCGGAACATCTATTGGAACTGCCAATGGCAATGGCGTTTTATTTGGAGCGCCGCTGAACTCTGGGGCTTATAGTAATAACGTGCTGAATTGCACGATGATGTACCTTGGAAAAGGCGTCAAATGGGGTGAAAACGCCAATCAAAACATTGTCACTGGCGGCGAAACAATTTCCTGCGTCGTTGGCCTCGATGCCGCACCGGGCGGCATGTATGTGGATACACCAAAAGTCTTTGGAACGCGAATTGAGGCCTGTACCACTGGCCTAAGCGATGGCGCGATTTACGGGTTCTATTGCGGCTTGCGCTTTGAGGACAACGGAACTGACATTGCGTTCCAGACTGGCTCTGCCGGCCCGCAATTTGTGGGCGGATACACGGCAACATCACCGATAATCATCAGTGGACTGGCTTCGACCACATCGCCAGTTATCCAGTCATCTGAACTTGGCTGGTACGAAATCGAAGCCAGTGCATCTCGCCCCATTCAGTTACAAGGCAAGCGACTTTTTACTGCCCCTGGCAGCGCATTGCCATCCGCGCCAAGCGGCTCCTATGCTGCGTATTTCGCGGATGAGATGTGGCTAAAAAACGGCCTATGGCTCAAAGCGCTGAATGCTGCTGGTAATGGTCAGGTATTTGGCTTTCAAGTCAATAGCAGCAATGAAGTAGAAATACGTTCGCTGAACTCTAGCGGGTTTACCGATGGTGCCGTCAATATTGGCTACGGCCCGTCCGTTCGCCCCGGAACGGACAACGCAACTTCTCTTGGAACTGCTGGCAGGCGATGGTCTGAAGTTTATGCCGCAACCGGGACGATCAACACCTCTGATGAGCGCGAGAAACAAGACATCGCTGCACTAGATGCTGCCGAAAAGCGCGTAGCAATTGCATTAAAGGGTCTGGTCAAGAAGTTTCGATTTAAGGATGCTGTTGCAGCCAAAGGCGATGGTGCTCGCATTCACGTCGGCGTGATCGCCCAAGAAGTAATGGCGGCATTTCAAGCAGAGGGCCTTGATCCGATGCGGTACGGTATCGTTTGCTACGACGAGTGGGACGCAGAAGCAGAAGAGTTAGGCGTTGATGGCAACGTGATGAAACCGGCCCGAGAAGCAGGGACTCGCTACGGTATTCGCTACGAAGAACTGCTGGCGTTCATTATCTCGGTACTATGACACCCCGCCCCGCGCCCCACGTCATCCGCTGGTTCTTGCGAACCTTCGGCTATGGCGGCATCACGCTGCCACCGCTGGGCATCTTCATCCTAGCCGAGCGCATTAACGAGACGGCGCTTGTCAGGCATGAGCAGCGGCACTGGCTTCAGTACCAGATGCTCGGCGCGCGGCGGTTTTATTTGCGCTACATCTGGTACACAATTCGCTACGGCTATCGGAACAATCCGATGGAAGTTGAAGCCCGCGCGGCTGAAGTAAGCACGGCATGAAAACGCCTATTCTCGGATCAGCGTATGTTGCCCGCAGCGTCAATGCTGCGGACAACCGCATGATCAATCTGTTTCCGGAGATCGTACCGGAGGCAGGCAAGGAGCCGGCGTTCTTGCAACGCGCGCCGGGGCTGCGGCTGCTGGCGTCTGTCGGCAGCGGGCCTGTCCGAGGTTTGTGGGCCTTCGGCGGTTACGGCTATGTGGCCAGCGGCAACACGCTGTACCGCGTCAATTCCAGTTGGCAGGTGACCACAATCGGCACGCTGACGGGCACCGGCCCGGTCAGCATGGCCGACAACGGCACGCAGTTGTTCATCGCCTGCAACGGCCCCAGCTACATCTACTCCGGCTCGGGTCAATTCGCGCAGATCACAGACCCGGACTTTCCCGGCGCGGTGACGGTCGGCTACCTTGATGGGTACTTCGTCTTCAACGAGCCTACCAGCCAGCGCGTATGGGTCACAAGCCTGCTGGATGGCACCTCGGTAGATCCGCTGGACTTTGCGAGCGCAGAGGGCTCGCCAGACGGCTTGGTGAGCCTGATCATCGACCACCGTGAAGCCTGGCTCTTCGGCACCAACTCGGTTGAGGTTTGGTACGACAGCGGCGCTGTCGATTTTCCCCTGACGCGGATTCAGGGTGCGTTCAACGAGATCGGTTGCGCTGCGGCGTTCTCTGTGGCCAGACTGGACAATGGGTTGTTCTGGCTGGGCTCGGACGCCCGCGGGCGCGGCATCGTCTACCGTGCGAATGGCTACACGGGCCAACGCATCAGCACGCACGCGGTGGAGTGGCAGATTCAGCAGTACGGCAACTTGGCTGACGCGGTGGGGTACACCTACCAGCAAGACGGCCACGCCTTCTATGTGCTGAACTTCCCCACAGCCAACACCACTTGGGTCTATGACGTGTCCACCAGCGCCTGGCATGAGCGTGCCGGCTGGGACACGTCGAACGGCGTGTTCACACGCCACCGCGGCAACTACCAGATGTCGTTTGCCAACGAGATCGTTGTGGGCGACTACGAAAACGGCAACATCTACGCGCTGGACTTGGATGTGTACGCCGACAACGGCACGGCGCAAAAATGGCTGCGGTCGTGGCGGGCGCTGCCCACGGGCAAGAACGATCTGAAACGCACAGCGCACCACACGCTTCAGCTTGACTGCGAGACGGGCGTGGGGCTCAACGTCTACGATCCCCCGGAGATTGTTGAGACGGTTCTCGGGTTCTTGCTGGCCGAGGACGGGGCTGTCATCACCACTGAAGACGGCGTGCCGTTGACAGTCACTTCGTCGGCGGTGCTGACGACATCTCCCAAGGTTATGTTGCGTTGGAGTGATGACGGCGGGCACACTTGGTCAAACGAACACTGGACGTCAATCGGACGCGTCGGAGAGTACGGCCACCGCGCGTTCTGGCGCCGGCTAGGCATGACGCTGAAGCTGCGCGACCGGGTGTACGAGATCAGCGGCACAGATCCGGTCAAGATCGCCATCATGGGCGCTGAGTTGAACATCAGCGGCACCAACGCATGACCAGCCCGCCGAACATCACCAATATCACGCCGCCGCGTGTGCCGTTTACTGATGAGCGCACGGGCTTGATCTCGCGTGAGTGGTATCGGTTCTTGCTGAACCTGTTCACGCTGACGGGCAGCGGCCAAAGCGCCGCCACGTTGGAAGATTTGCAGTTAGTTCCGTCGCCGGTTGATTACACCGCAGAAATAGCTGCAGTTGCAAACATCGCTGAGATCGGCACGCAGCCGCCTGTCATCTTTGGCACGTTGGCGTACCAGAACTCGGAAAACGCATTCGTCACCCGGCTGAACACCGTAAGCGCAACGACGGGGGTGCGCAACGGCACGCTGGCCGAAGACAGCGGGTTTGTCACGCTTCTGGGGACGAACGGTGCAATCACAGGTATTGGCACCACGGCAGTAACGGTCACGCAAGCTACGGGCTTCCGCCCGTTTGCCAGCAACACTTACAACTTGGGCACTAGCGGCCAGCGCTGGGCGTCCACGTACTCCACCGAATTTCTTGCTGGTGCCGGACAACAAGCCCGTTTCAAAGAAGACTCGGGTTTTGCGGTTGTTGATGGCGACAACGGCGTCACTACCGGCATTGGTGGGTCTGTCGTTACAGTCACACAAGCATCAGGTTTTCGGCCAAATGCCAGCTACTCTTATAATTTAGGCACAAGTAGCCAACGTTGGAATTCTGCCTACGCACAAGAATTTTTGGCTGGGGATTCTCAACAGGCGCAGTACAAAGAAAGTTCTGGATATGCTCTTGTAAATGGATCTAACGGAGTTCGGACTGCGTATAACTCTACAGTTATTACCGAAGTCAACAACGTCGGGCTGCGACCAAATGTGTCTGCGTCTTATTCTCTTGGGACTTCAAGTTACTATTGGACTGGCGTGTACGGCAGCGTTTTTTACGCAGACAACACAACCACAAAGTTCTATCAAGACACCGACTATGCGGTTCTTACTGGGTCAAATGGCGTAATCACCGCCATCGGCACCACCTCTATCACGGTCACACAAGCCACGGGCTTTCGTCCGTTCCTTGACAACACCTACGATCTGGGCACTAGTGGCCAACGCTGGGGCACTGTCTACGCAGCCGTAGGTACGATCAATACGTCTGACGCCACCGAAAAGCAGCAGATTCAAGAACTGACCGACGCAGAGCGGCGTGTAGCGCAGCGCGTCAAATCGTTGGTGCGTACTTTCAAGTGGAACTCCGCCGTCGACCTAAAAGGCGACGCGGCGCGCACGCACGTCGGCGTCATGGCGCAGGATGTCTACGCTGCATTTGCCGCAGAAGGTCTTGACGCAAACAAGTACGGATTGTTCTGTAGCGATGACATTGAGTTGGCCGATGGCACTGTGACTTCTCGGTTGGGTCTGCGCTATGATCAATTGCTGACGTTTGCCCTCGCGGCTTTGTAAGGACTTTTATGGCCATTCTCTCGCCCGCACCCAAACTTCAGTTCTTTGACGCCAACGGCGTGCCTTTGTCTGGCGGGAAGCTGTACTCCTATGCAGCCGGCACGACCACGCCGCTGCTGACGTACACCTCGGCCAGTGGCCTGGTGGCCAACACCAATCCCGTCATTCTTGACAGCCGAGGCGAGGCGTCTGTGTGGCTGGGTAATGCTTCGTACAAGCTCAAGCTGACCTCAGCCACTGACGTTGAGATCTGGACGGTGGACAACATCGACGTCATTTCGGCGCTGACCACACTGTCCGCGTCCAATGGCTCCAGTCTTGTAGGGTACGTTCAGTCGGGCACGGGCGCGGTGGCCACCACGGTCCAAGCGCGTTTGCGCCAGTCGTTGTCGGTCAAAGATTTCGGCGCCACGGGCGACGGGTCTACTGACGACACCACGGCGATCCAGAACGCGCTGAACGCCGGCACCGGACGCAGCGTCTACTTCCCTGCTGGCACCTACCGCATCTCCACCACGCTGCTCGTCAAGACCAAGACGACGCTGATCGGCGATGGGATGAACAAGTCGATCATCAAGCTGACAGCCGGGTTCGGAGCAGGCACGACCGCGATCCGCAACGACATTATCACGGGTACTGTTGACGTCTACTACGACACCGACTTGGAGTTCTACGGGCTGACGTTTGACGGCAACAACAACTCCACTCGCACAGCGGAGCTTGTCGCTGTTGCCAAGGTGTCAAACGTCACGTTTTCAAACTGCGGCTTTCAAAACCACACTTTCATCGCGTTGGCTATGACTGCCAACAGCAACATGGTGGTGACGGAGTGCTACTTCACCAACAACGGGCGCCCCATCCCGTCTACGACCAGCGCCCCGGCGCTCTGGACCGCAACCTCGGTGCTGGGTACGCCCTACGACGTGCGCGTAGAGAACAACTACTTCCGCGATAACAACTGGTCTGCCGCGTACTTCATGCCGACCAGAGGCTCGTTCACCAACAACAACTGCGTTGACAACGGAGAGTCGGCGATCTTCTGCAACAACACCGGCTCGTACCTTCGCATTGAGAACAACAACATCACCGGCACAACCCGGTCCAACATCTCTGGGTCGGGCATTGAGTGCGGCGCTTCAAATACGGTCATTACCGGCAACACAATTGACAGTTGTGCTGCGGAAGGTATTGCGCTTACCGACACCCAAAACGTTGTAGTCTCCAACAACCTCATTTTCAACAACGGTCAAGACACGGCGTACTACCCGTTTGCAAACGGTATTACCATCATTGGCTCGGTTGCCGCGCCTAACCAGCCCGATCACATCCAGATCCACGGCAACCGGATTGGCGACCGTCAAGGGACGAAGACGCAGTACGCAGCCATCGGTTTCGGCGGCGCGGGCGCCGCGTGTACAAACGTCGCCATCTACAACAACGACTTTGCAGAGCAGAAGACCGCCACCTACTACAACCTGACGGCATCCACCTTTGGCACGGGCTGCTACACGCTGAACAACTACGACCGCAACGGCGCGCTGTTGCCGCCTTTTCGGTACATCCAATTTACCCTTAACGCCGGGGCCGGGGCTCAATCCATTACCGGCGTCGGTTTTCGCCCCCGCGCTTTGCGAATTACTGCGGTGCTTACGTCAACTACGCAGGCGTTTACGTCTGTGGGTACGCATGACGGCACGTCGGGCACGGTAATTTTTAGCTCGGTAGACGGAACAGGCCGACGCGGCGGCGGCGATACGGGCGTTATCAACATCAAAGACAGCGCAGGTACGGCATTGGCGGTTGCAAACATGACGTCATATGATATTGACGGTTTTACCATCACCGTCATTACTGGTAATTCCTCCGTCGTCTGCAACGTAGAGTGTTTCCCGTAAGGAGGCGACATGACAGTCACCGTCAAAGTTCTCATCCCGGCCAAGACCGCGGAAGCGTCGCAAACCACGCAGTACACCGCCACGGGCGTGACCGCGATCATCGACAAGTTCACCGCGACGAACTACAGCGCCTCGGCTGCGACGATCAGCGTGAACTTGGTGACCGGCGCGGACACGGCGGGCAACCAGAACTTGATTGTCAAGACCAAGACGCTGGCCCCGGCTGAGACGTACACGTTCCCCGAGATCGTTGGCCAAGTGCTTGCGCCCAGCGGGTTCATCTCTACAATCGCCGGCACGGCAAGCGCCATCAACATCCGCGCAAGCGGGCGCGAGGTGACCTAAATGTTTGAGTTCCTGATCCCCGCCGCCGCGTCGCTGCTTGGCGCCAAAATGTCGAGCGACGCCGCCAAGTCGGCGGCGCGTACATCTGCCGAATCTGCGGACAAGGCCACTGCGCTGCAGCAGCAGATGTACGAGCAGAACATCGCTCGGCAGCAGCCGTTCCTGCAAGGCGGGACCGAGGACTACAACCGCCTGCGCGCGTTGATGAGCGGCGGGCCTAGCGCAGCGCAGAACTTCCTGCAGATGGACCCCGGCTACCAGTTCCGTCTGAGCGAGGGCATGAAGGCGCTGGACCGCCAAGCCGCGGCGCGCGGCGGGCTGATCTCAGGCGGTGCGCTGAAGGCCGCGCAGCGGTACGGCCAAGACCTCGGCTCGCAGGAGTTCGGCGCAGCGTACAACCGTCTGGCCGGGCTGGCTGACGTCGGCCCCCGCGCCGCAGGCGTGATGAGTGGTCTGGGCCAGACCTACGCCACCAACGTCGGCAACATGATGTTGGGTCAAGGCCAGACGGCGGCGAACGCCGCACTGGCCCGAGGCAGCGCCTACTCGGGCGGGCTGAATCAGTTGGGCTATCTGGCTGGGCGATACTACGGTCAGCCGCAGACGCCGAACTACGCGCCGGTTGAGGACCGTAGCTTCTATGGCACGCCTTACGATGCGGGCGTAGACGCGATGTTCGGCCCGCGTTAAGGAGCCAACATGGCAGTCAACTTCGGACTTCTTCAACCGGCGCAGCCGGTATCGGCGTTCTTCCAAGGCCAGCAGGATGTGCAGCGCGAGGCCGATCAGAACATGCTGCGTCAGCAGCAGGCCGAGCAAATGCAGTTCCAGCGCGAGAACATGGCTGCACAACGAGCCGAGCGGCTGGCGATGGCTGCAGATCGGCAGGCGATGACTCAAGAGCGCGCGGCCAAGGCTGCGCAGGCCGCGCAACGCCAACAGTTTTTGGCCGGGCTAGGGGCCAAGATGGCCGAGGGCGGCTATAAGCTCGACCGCCCCACGCTCGGCCAAGTGCTGCAGTTTGGCATGCAGACCGGCGAAGATTCGCTGATCAAGCTGGCCACCGAAGGCATGCGTGCGCTGGACGAGGAGGCCCGTGAAGCTGCTGAGATGAGCCGCATCCGTGGCCCGGCGCCGTCTATGATGCGCCAGCCCGCCGCCGCGCTGCCCGCAGCGCCTGCCGCACCCACCAACATGCTGGCCGGCACGCCGTTCGACATCGGCGTCAGCGCGCCTGCGCCAGCCAACGCGCTGGCCGTGCGCCCCGCTGCTGAGCCTATGGTTGGCGGCTTCACACGCGCTGAAATCAACGAGATGGCTGGCAGCGACGTCAAGGCCGTGCGCGAGCGCGGTGAGCGACTGGCCAAGCTGTTGCCGAAAGATCAGGTGCCAAAACTATCTGACCGACTCGTACCGGTCGGCAAGTTGGTGTTTGACCGCGAGACGCGGCAGTTCATCACACCCCCTGCTGCGGCTATTGCGGCTACGCAAGATCGCGGGGCAGCAGCGCCTGCGCCGGCTAAAGAGCCTGCCGCCAAGCCGCTCACCGCTGCGCAAGAGGCAACGCGGCGCGACAAACTGGGCAAGGAATTTAAGTCGGCTTCGTCTGCGTTGCAAACGACGCAAGACGTGCTGGACTCGATTGCCGCAGTTAAAGATTCGCCGGGGCTGTCAAGAGCAACCGGGTTTACGGGCACCATGTTGCCTTCGTTCCCGGAAGGCCAAGCCGCGCAGGCAGAGACGCGGCTGGCTAATCTCAAAGGCAAAATCACCGCGCTGGGTAAAGCGCAAGCTGCGGCAACAGGCGCGATTGGATCTATCGCTAACCAAGAGTGGAAAATTCTTTCCGATCAGATTGCGGCCATTGATCCTGTTAAGGGCGCAGGGCCTTTACTGGAACAGATTGGTCTTGTAGAGGCGCAGGCATTGGGCGCGATGGAGCGAATGCGCGATGAGTATTCACGCCAGTTCGGTGAAGACTTTGAGCGGTTTCCGCAATTCAGGGATCTACCGCCGCCAAAGTCAACGCAGCCCAAGGGGCGCAAGTCCGGTGGGGCTGTGACGCCTGCTGGCGCAGCGCCCGCGCCGGCAACCGGCGCGCTATCACCTGCCGAGCAGGCAGAATTGGAGCAGCTTCGTAATCGGTTTCGCAAAGGAGGTTGACAATGGACCCCCGCGAAGAATTGGCGGCGCTGCGTCGATTGGCTGAACTGGAAGCCAAAGCGGCGCGTACTGCCGTTCAGCCAACGCAACCCTCTCAACCGTCAGAAGTTCCGTTCGGGCGCCGCGCGATTGAGTTTGTGCGGCCTACGGTCGAGGCGCTGGGCGGCGTCGGCGGTGCGGCGCTAGGGACTCCGTTGGGTCCAGTAGGTGCTATCGGTGGTGCGGGGCTGGGCTACGGCGCCGCGAAGACGGGTTTGGACGTACTAGAGACGGCGCTCGGATACCGTCAAGGCCCACGCACCGCGCTTGAGGCAGTGGGGACCGGCGCCAAAGACGTTGCGGTTGGGTCCGTGATGGAAGGTATTGGCCGTGGCATCGTAGGCCCTGCCGTGGCCAAGGCTGGCGAGTACGTCAGCAAGATCAAGAACATCAAGCTCGACACCTACTTGCAGGCCCTTGACAACAAGGGCGACGACATCATCGCCGCGCTGCGCGGCAAGCCGTCTGCTGTGCCAGGCGCGGCGCCGACTGCCGGCGAGATAGCCGCGCCTGCGGGCAGTGTACGGTTCTCGGCGCTTCAGGCGCAAGCGTCAAAGGTGCCAGCAATGGCATCGGACTACGCCGCGATGGCCGCGCAGACCAACCAAGCTCGGCTGGCGCAGCAGGGGCGGGCAGACGCCAAGTTCCAAGCGGCCGCCGCCAAGGCTAAGGCTAAGATTGATCGTGGCCTGACCACCGTAAGCCAGCGCGAAACTGGCGAGACGTTGTTGGCTGCTGCTGAGGCTGAGAAGGAAGCCGTCAAGAAGCAGGTGGTTGAGCCGGCGTACACGAAAGCGTTTGCGGCGGCTGGTGACGACAAGATCGACGTCAGCAACGTCGTCAAAGAAGCCGAGTCGATTCTGAAGCGCAAACTGTCTACGTTTGATCCCAGCACTGCACCAGAAACGGTTGGCAAGCTGCTGTCACTGCAGCCGAAAGCCCCCGCCGCCAAGCCGGTTGGTGCTGGCGTCGTGTCGTCCAAACTGAAAGCCCCGACGCCTCCTGCCGAAGCGCCTGAAGTGACGTTGGCGCAGCTTGATGACGTGCGCAAAGCCATTAACGCCGACATCGCTGCTGCCGCGCGGTCAAGCGACCCGGCTGCGGCCACAACGCTGCGCAATTTGGGCAACCTGCACAAGTCAATTGACGAGGCGATAGAAGGCAGCGCCACGCTGTCCGATGAGGCCAAGGGCCTGTACCGCGAGGCGCTGAATACATACCGCACGCAGTACGCGCCTCGGTTCAAGACCGGCGTCAACGCCAACCTGTTCAAGCAGACGGCGCTCAACGAGCCCAAGCTGAACCCGGATGATGTCGTCAAGACGTATTTCCAGCCCAAGGGCGAGCGCGAGGCCCAGCAGTTTGTGACGATGTTCGGCAAGAACGCCGATGCGTTAAAGGTGGCGCGCTCGGGCATTGAAGACCTGTACCGCCGCGAAGTCACGGACGCTGCTGGCCGCGTGACCCCCGAAGCGCACGCCAAGTTTGTCAAGAAGTACGCAGACCCGCTGCGCATTCTTGACGACGCCGGAGTGAACGTCTCGCAGCGCCTTGACGTTGTTGCCAAGGATGCTGCGCGGCTGGCCAAGATCCAAGAACTTGCTGAAGCCAGTGGCAACAAACTTGCACCTGCGCTGCCGCCGGGCGCAAACGCGATGGCAGTGCAAAAGCGTATTGATGAGCTTACGCAAGGCTTGACGCCTCAGCAAAAGACGCACATCGGCGCTGTCAAGGAAGACCTGTTGCGAGAGGCCGAGTTTCAACGCCTTGTCCAAGCTGGCGCGCAATCTGAAGTTAAGGTCAAAGGGTTGGGTACGGAGACAGGCAAGCAGTTGGGCCTCCCACTACCCAATCCTTTGATAGTGGCGGTTACGCTTTTCAACAACGTCTACAAGCGGTTGGCGCTGCGGATGGACGATAAGATTGCGTTGGAGATTGCACGCGAACTTACCAGCCCTGCGATGGCTGCCGATTCAATTTCCAAGGCCATCCGTCTGCAGGCTGATCGCGCAGTAACTAACCAACTGCGCGGCCAACAGTATGGTCGTGCAGCAACAATAGGCGCTGGGGTCGAAATTGCCCCCCGAGCGGAACCGGCAAACTACAACGCCTTCACTCAACCTCAAAACGCCTTAGCACCATGAGCGACATCGACCCCGTGAAATTCGGTCTGCTGATCGGCCAGGTCAAGACGCTGGAAGACCAAGTGGCAGCGATGCAGAGTGACATCAAGGAGTTGCTGGCCTTGGCCAACAAGGGCAAGGGCGGCTTCTGGATGGGCATGACCATCGCGTCTGCGTTCGGCGGCGTTGTATCTTGGGTCGTGAGCCACTGGCCTGGCAAATGAACTTCGACACCGCGTTTGCGCTGCTGCTGGGGCATGAGGGTGACTTCAGCGACCACCCGGCAGACCCCGGAGGCAAGACCCGCTTCGGGGTGACCGAGGCGGTGGCTCGGGAGGTCGGCTACAAGGGCGACATGCGCGAGTTGCCGCTGGATCTGGCCAAGCGCATCTACCTTGAGCGGTACTGGAAGCCAGTGCGTGCTGACGATCTGCCGCCAGGCATCCGCTACGCCACGTTCGACGCCGCGGTGAACTCGGGCCCGCGTCAAGCCACGCTGTGGCTACAACGGGCGCTGGGCGTGGAAGCTGACGGGGTCATCGGCCCCAAGACGTTGGCCGCGGCGTATGCGCAGGACATGAACGCGCTGCGGTTGCGGGTGCTGGCGCAGAGGCTGCGCTTCATGACCGGCCTGACGAACTGGCCGGCCTTCTCACGCGGCTGGGCTCGCCGTATTGCTGACTTGATGGAGACTTGACATGACTGCAACCATGATCCAGGCGCTGGCGCGCCACATCCTCACCGCTCTTGCTGGCGGCTTCGCCGTGAAGTACGGCGTGGACGGCGGCACGATGGACGCCATCATTTCCGGGGCGTCGGCAGCGGCCGGTCTGGGCTGGTCTGTGTGGGACAAGCGGCAGAAGTGATCTGACGCAGCAGCGGGCCAGCGGTGTAGATCCACCGGTACTTGGTCCGCGTGGTCGGGTCGGCGCGCTTGGTGCGGGTGACCCAGCCTGCTTGCTCGGCATAGCGCAGGGATGCGCCCACGTTGTTGGGCTTCATGTCCCACTTAATGCCGACGTCGTGGGTTGTCAGCTCTTCTTCAGGGTTGCGGGCAAAGAACACCGCCACGTGGGTGACGATGCTCATGTGTTCTCCTTGATCCCATGCGCGGCCTCGACCGCTCGGGCGTATTCCCGGTGCTCCCAGTCTGCGCTCATTGGCTCACGCCATAGGCGGTCAAGCTCCTCGTCACTCAGGGGCTTGCGGCGGGGTGGGTGGGTGTAGAGGGCGCCCTTGACCATGCCCTGCATCTCCGGTTCGTCCGATGCGCACCAGAAATCGACATCGGCTTCGGTGCCGACAAGTTCCGTTTGCAACTCACCGTCCCGGGAGCATCCCCACGCCACCGGCTCCTGCTCCGGCTGCTCCAGCGCGGCTCGAAGGTTGATGGCGGCATGTCTTCCGACTTGGGATGCCACGGGCGGCGCCAGCGACTGCCAGCCGTTCAATTCCTCCAAAGCCTCCAGTGCCTGCTGGGCGGCGGTTCTCAGATCAGTCATGCTTCACTCCTTGCACCGTATTCGTGCCAATGCTTCTCACAGATCATGCCGAATGCCGTGCTGCCATCTCTTTCCCAGTACGCAGGCACACCGCCGTATTGCGACGGGCATCCACAGGACAGGGTGAACTTTGGCTTCTGCTCCAGCGCGGCGCGGAGGGCTGTGATGGCTTGCTCCATCGGGCCTTCGTAGTCAGCCAAGACAAACCCGTACTTGTTGATGTACTCCCACGCCTCCAGCGCCTGCTGGGCGGCTTCGCGTAGTGTGGTCATACCTTGTTCCTTTCTTGCCATTCAGGATCTGCACGCATCTGTGCGTATGCCTGCGCCATTCCTGCGCCGAACTTGCGGCCTGCTGCGTTGACCTTGTTGATCAGATCGTCCAGCACTTGCCGAGCGCGAATGTCGTCCAGCATCACCCGCAGCACGCGGTGCTTGTGTTTGGATTGGCGGGTCATGCCACACCCCCAACCACCCATACCGCTTTTCCACCTGTTGGCTCTATGTCTTCCCACTTCAGGCGAATGTACTGTTGCCCCGGGACTCCAGCAGATTGGACATATCCTTGAATGCCCCAACTTTTGAGTTCTGTTACAACCACCATGCAACCACCAAACATTTCTTTGGCTGGGTTGACCTGCACAATTTCACTAATTTCTACGTTCATTCAAACCTCCCGAGAACATCAGAGATCAAAGAGCGGCATTCGGGTATCAAGTCATCCGGGTTGCCACCGTGTTTGAGGAGACTCCTCAGAATCTGGTCAACTTGATTAAGTGTGGAGTACAGTTCTCCGGCGGCCATAGCCAGTTCTGCTTCGGTACGATCTTCCGGCAGGTTGAATTCAAGTGTGACTTTCATGCTTCCTGCCCCCTTGCTCTGATTGCAGCGGCGCACCTACGCGCCTCCATATCTTCGCGGTTGTTGTCGCCCACGTAGCGGGCGTCACATACCTTAGCGCAGGCTTCTCTTTCATCTGCGCGGACAAGGGCGGCGAAGCGCTCAACAGCAGCAATCCGTTCGTCACTTGTCATCCACAAGTCAGCCTCTTTGGCCCAGCGTAGGATGTCGTTCACTTCAGTTCTCCTTCCCCAGTTCTGCTGCTGCACGGACTATTGCGCGGCGGGTGGCGGCGAGGGGGTCTTCACCATTACGCTCAAGGAACACTTCTTTTTGCGTAAACTCTTGCCCGCAAATAGCCACCTCGTCATATGAACAATTTACGGTTAGCCGCAACTTCACCGCCAGTTCAAAGGCATCGCCGGAATCTGTGATGGGGTTCCAGTTCTTGTGCGGAAGGTTGGCAGGACAGTTGAACTCAGCGGCCCAATACCCCGCCGCCTTTGCAGCGGCCTCAAGCAATTCGCGGTCGCTCATACCAACACCCCCACCGCAAGCGCAATCGCACCGACAAGCACAACAATGCACAGCCCCAGCAGGACCAGTTTGCCCAAGGATTCAGGGGCGTC